GCGCTCTCTCCGATGTGAACGCTCGCCTTAGGCCTCTCGCCGGGAGAAATACGCCGCTTAGGACTCCGACCAGCTCAATGTCGTCCGTCAACTCCTCGCCCGCGCCGCGCAGCCTAGCTGACGTGATCCGGATGGGGCTTCAAACCTAACCCACGAACCAGATACTACCATGCCCTCCACGTTCTCCTCCCTCGACCACATCGTCGCGTCGGCCCTCGACTTCCACGTCAAGAGCGACGCGTTCGCCCAGACCATCCAGGAAAAGCCCCTGCTCGCGTTCATGAACAAGCGCAAGCAGACCTTCCCCGGCGGCAAGGGTGACATCACCATCCCGATCACCTTCCACGACACCCTCCCCGGCATCCACGGCTACGAGGGCGACGAACAGGTGTCCTACGACAACCCCGGCAACACGAAGCGCGCGTCCTTCCCCTGGAAGGAAATCCACGCTGGCATCAAGGTCACGCTGACCGAGCTCAAGATCGACGGCATCTCCGTCTCTGACAGCACGACCGGCGAAAGCACCTCCAAGCACAGCAACCGCGACGTGACCGTCCTCACCAACATCCTCAAGGCCAAGCTCGACGACATGTCCGAAGGCTGGGCCCGCGGCATGAACCAGATGTTCTGGAAGGACGGCTCCCAGGACGCCAAGGTCGTCGCCGGCTTGATGAATTTCCTCAAGCCCGGCCTCGCCATCACCGGCGGTTCCACGGATCTGAACGCAACCGGCACCACCGGCGGTATCTCCCGTGCGACCAACGTCCTCTGGCGCAACCGTTCGGACAAGTTCACCTATCAGTCCGGCCAGACCAACATCATCGACGCCCTCCGCAAGGAAGTGCGCCAGCTGAAGCGCTACGGCGGCAAGCCGAACGCGATCTTCTGCGGTTCCGGCGCCCTGGAGAAGCTTGAGAAGGAGATCCACTCCAAGGGTCTTTACACTCAGTCCGGCTTCACCGGCTCCAACACCGTCGGCATGGGCACCACCAGCCTCCTGGGCATCGGTGAGTTCGTCTATGACCCGACCCTGGATGATCTCCCCCAGGCTGACGGCACCGGCAACCAGACGGACTACTGCTACATCATCGACTCCGATGCGCTGCAGCTCTACGTCATGGACGGCGAAGAAAACAAGACCCACAACCCGGCTCGCCCCGAAGATAAGTATGTTATCTACAAGGCCATGACCTGGACCGGTGGTCTTGTGACCAAGAAGCTCAACAGCTCCGGCGTCTACAAGTTCGCCTAAGCGGACTTAGATCCTACAAACAGGGGCCCTGGTTAACTCCAGGGCCCTTTTCTTTGTTGCGCGTCCAGGCCGCCTGGACAGATTACCAGGCCTATGCAGACCGCTATCGTAGAGATCCTCCTCAACGGCAACATCCAGCATACGACCACGCGCCGCGTGACACCGGCCGAGATCGTCATGCTCCGGCACATCCACGGCAGCGACTCCGTCGTCGCCCCCATGGAGGTCGAGTCCATCAAACGCAGCAACGCCGACGAGGTGAACCGCCTCAAGTCCGTCTACGGCGACGACGTTTTCAAACAGGTTTTCCCCGGCGCCATGCCCAAGGTCCCGTCTGATCTCTCCGAGGTCGGCGTCGAGATCGAGGCCAAGGCCAAAGACGAGCCCAAGGCCTAACCGGACATGGCCAGGAACACTAGTCTCCTTAGTCTGCGCGACCAGCTCAGAGCCGAGATTGGTGCGTCGCCCAGCGTGTCCATGGGCGTCAACACGATCGAACAGTTCGATCATCTCCTGCGCCGGACACAGGAACGCCTATGGCAGGACTTTGATTGGTCTTTCGGCGTGATCGACCGGGACGAGCCTCTGCTCGCCGGCGAACGTTACTACGCCTTTGACCCGGACATTGACTATGACCGGATCATGTGCGCCCAGGTCAAGTATAGCGATCTCTGGCACCCGATCAGCTACGGCATCGGGACCGACGAGATGAACAACTACGACTCCGACCAGGGTGAGGCCAGCGAGCCCGCGCTGCGCTGGCGCCATTACGAGGGTAACCAATTTGAAGTCTGGCCGATCCCGACGACCAACAACCAGATCCTACGCTTCCGGGCTGTCCGGAAGCTGCCTCCCCTTATCGCGACGACCGACACGGCGCTCCTGGACGACACTCTGATCGTCCTGTTCGCCGCAGCTGAGCACCTGGCCAGGACCAAGGCCCAGGACGCAGCTGCCAAGCTCAGCCAGGCTCAGTCCCATTTTAATCGACTCAAGGGCATGGGCCTCAAGACAGACCGGTTCGTTTACGGTGGCGGCCTGGATGATGGCCGGCGTATCCGGTATATCGGCGGCCGTTCCGTATGGGACGATCGACCCTCTTAATCTATGCCATACATCGTCGTTGAAAACTTCAAGGGAGGCCTTGATACGCGACGGCATAAGCTGTCCTCAGCTCCTGGAACATTGACCAGCCTGGTCAACGCGCACGTCACGCGCGGGGGCGAGATCGAAAAGCGCAAGGCCTTTCATCTGACCTACACGCTGCCGGCCGGCACGTTCGGCCTGGAGACGAGCTCTAACTCCGTCTATGTGTTTGGATCCCTGGACCTGGCCAGCCAGATGCCGGCCGGCGTCACCTACCAGCGCTTGATCCCCCCGGAAGGCGCCGGCAACGCCATGACCGAGGTGGTTTCGTCCACGGTATACGGAGGCAAGCCGTTCGTCATAGCCAAGTTTGCCAACGGTTTGAAATACCCGTTCTGGGACGGCGCCTTCATCAAGGACTTCAGCTCCGGCATCGTCACGGCGGCCATGATGAACAACGCCGGCATCGCGGCGCACCTGGCCTCCGTGTTCTCATACACTAACGACGAAAACCAGCCTTATTCGATCCAGGTGACCGGTGGGAATAAGCTGCGAATAATCGGCCCTCCTGGCGTCAAGTTTGAGGGCAGCATGATCAAGAATTCAAACCCTGCTGTTCCCGGCGTCGTGATCCAGCCCAGCAAGGAGGCTTCAGCCGTCAAGAAATCCAAGGGGTCTTTCACGATCACAGGCGGTTCAGCCAACCCGGCCAAGCTGCTCAAGGATGGAAGAAACATGTCGGCTGCCTCCCTCCCAGGCATCAGAAGCATCCGCGTGGGAGCTTCATCTCCGACCGAGGACGACGGCATTGATCTGATCGCTTTTGGAGGAGCTGAGGTAGGCCTCAACTACATCACGGCCGGTCCTTTGCCGTATGACCCAGGATCTAATTGGGGATACTTGTGCTGGCAGATTGCCAATGCGATCAACGCCAACACGACTAACGGCCTTGGTCATGGTTACAGCGCATACTCTTACGTCAGAGCAAGAAACAGCGGCAACGACACTAACACGTTGTTGATCTTTGCGCCAGCTGCGCAAGGCGCCGACGCCAACGGCCAGCTTGTTCAGATCGAGTTCGACGCTAACCCGGCCGGCGTCCATGAGCTTTGGTCCCTGGTCGATCCTGCCACCATAGCGGTCAGCCCTTACAACCCGGACAAGTTTATCGCCACCATGGGCCAGCTTGGCGTTGGTTCTAATTTCTACGGCAACATGGCCGGCACGACAAACGCCATCAAGTCCGTCACGGTTGACGGCGTAGACATACTTGGAGGTTCCGTAGGATGGGTTTCATCTAACAGCAGCCTGGCCAACGACGTCGTTGCCAAGATCAATTCATACCTATCTGCCACGGAATACATCGCTTCCGTCGCCAATAGCTCGACGGTCGAGATCGAGGCGCTTTCCGGAACGGGGGCCTCTCCTAACGGAAGAACCATTTTCGTTGATACGGAAGGAACGGTGACCGTTTCCAACTTCATCCCGTTTTCCGGCGGCACCAATCTGATCGAAGCTACTCCTCAGATCATGGAGTTTGAGATCAAGGACACGTTCACGCCTGGCGATAAGTATTCGATCATCCTGGTAGACCCAGCATCGCCCAACCAGCCGTATCAGTTTGGTTTCAACCGCGTGGGCGGCGTCCAGCCTACGTTCTCAGCCACCTACAAGGGCAAGGAATACCTGGCTTCCGGATCTACCCTATACTTCTCCAAGCTCAACGACGCGACCAAGTGGGGCGTCTACGAGCTGGGATCCGGTTTCATCGACATGTCCAATAACTTCGGCGGCCGGGAGGATCTTACCGGCTTCGGGGCATACCAGGGCATGGTCGCGGTGTTCACCCGGCGCAACAGCCAGCTGTGGTTCTTCGATCCTAACCCGGCTCAGAACGCACAGAAGCAGATCCTGGACAACACCGGCTGCATCGCCCCTGGTTCGGTCGTGTCCGTCGGCGCCATAGATCTGTTCTACCTGGCCGATAACGGCATCCGTTCGCTGCGCGCGCGAGAGAACACGGACGCAGCCTACGCCAACGACATTGGATCGCCGGTAGATCAGCTGGTGATCGAGCACATGCGGACCATGACCGAGGCCGACAAGTATGACGCCAAGGCCGTGATCGAGCCGGAGGACGGCCGGTATTGGCTGGCCCTGGGCTCCAGGCTGTTCGTCCTGTCCAGCTTCGCCGGCTCCGGGATTAATGCCTGGTCTGAATACGAGCCTGGCTTCACGGTCCAGGAGTTCGCGTCCATGGAAAACAAGGTCTACGCGCGCAGCCAGGACAACAAGATCTACATCTACGGAGGTCACAACGGCACCCTTTACGACGCCTCACCGGTGTCCGTCGAGATCCCCTACCTGGACGCCAACAAGCCGGCCACGTTTAAGTCCGTAAACGGCCTGGACGTCACTTGTGAGGGTGGCTGGAAGTTCTTTATCGGGTTTGACTACACCAACCCTACGGCCAAGGACGAGGTCGCTATCATGGATCAGCCTAGCTTCGCCCTGGGGCGCATCCCGGTCGCCGGCTACGGAACCCACGTCGGCGTCAAGGCCGTGACCACCGGGTCCGGTTACGCCAAGCTTGCGAACGCGATCGTCCATTACAACGAACAGCACTCCAAGAATGAAGCTGGTTAAGCTCAACGAGCCGGATCTGCTGTATGTCTGCGACAACATGCGCGAGCTGGATCGGCGCGAGATCTACGCCACCAGGTGGACGGACAACCCGGTGCACCTGGTTGACTCCATCATGATCGTCCCGGAGCTTGGCTGGGTAGCCAAGACAGACGACGACGTCCCGGTCGCGGCGATCGGCGTCGTCCCGATGTGGGACGGAGTCTGGTCGGTATGGATGTTCGCTACCGACAATTGGCCGGAGGTTTCTCTGTCGGTCACCAAGTTCGTCAAGCGCGCGCTGCCTCAAGCCATGAGCGACGCCGGCATACACCGCGCACAATGTTATTCATCTGCGGAGCATACCGTAGCTCACGCCTGGTTGCGCATGCTTGGCGCCGACAAAGAGTCGGAGATCAAGGCGTATGGAAAAAATGGAGAGGACTTCATCCTTTTCAGCTGGATAAAACAACCCTCTAAAACACACTCCTAACCATGTGCGGATCATCTGGACCAGACTACGGCGCCATGGCGCGCGCCGATGAGCAAGCTCGCCAGGCTCGCATCAAGGAGGGCATGGCGTCGATCGACAATACGTTCAAGCAGTTCGACGACAGCTATTTCAAGCGACGCGAAGAAGCCTACATGGCAGACGCCAAGCCAAAGATCGCGGATCAGCGCGACCAGGTTGAGAATAACCTGGCGTTCAACCTGGCTCGCTCCGGACTTACTGACTCCAGCGAAAAGACCAGGAACCTGGCTGAGATCGACCGGCAGACAGCCGCAGCTCGCGTCGAGGCGCGCAACAAGGCGCTTGAGGCATCCCAGCTCGCGCGCAACCAGATCGAAAGCGAAAGATCTGATCTGGTCGGCCAGCTAAACATGACCGGCGACGCCCAGGCAGCGTCGCAGAGCGCCCTGTCCAGGGCTGCCATCCAGGCTAATCAGCCGACGACGTCGGCCCTTGGGCAGCTGTTTGCGAACACCACCGGCCTTCTGGGCGCAGCTAACCAAGCCGGCATGAACGACCCTAACGCCATGGGGCTGCGCGCCCTTGGCTTTAAAAACTCTACATTCGGAGGTGGCAGCAGCTCTGGCAAAGAGCGCACCGTTAATACCTAATGTGTGAACCTACCACCATCGCCATCGCGGCTACCGCTGCCGGGACGGCTGCGTCGATCGCCGGCCAGAAAAAGGCGCAGCGCGCCATGGGCAACGTCCAGGCCGCTGAAAACATGCGCCAGGCCAAGCTGCGCGAGGAGGCTAACGCTATTTTTGCCCAATCTCTTAACGAGAACACGGCCAAGAACAGGTCTGAGGTCGAAGCCAAGGCCCAGGCCGGCCGAAACGAAGCATACAAGGGTGACATTGGATCCGTTAAACGGGCACAAGTAGGGTCTGCCTACGGATCTGAAACCCCCCAGGTCGTATCCGGCGAGTCCGCTGCGCGCGGCCAGGCCGGCAAGATGAGCTCCGTGATCGACTCCAGGAACAAGGCAGCCCTTGCCAGCTTTGGAGACGCAACCCAGACCATGGCCGTCAAGAACGCCCGCGCCCGGACGAACGTAGGGACGACGGCCGACTTCATGCGCGGATCTGCCAGCGCCATGGGCGCCGAGATGGACTACGCCAGCCACAAGGGCGATCAGCTCAAGACGATCGGGGACATTCTATCCAAGGTCGGCATGGTCGCCGGCGGCTACGCAGCTGCTGCCAACGCCGGAGCCGGGCTTGGTGAATTTGCCAAGCTTGGCAGCGAAGGCGTAACCAAGGCTGGAGCCATGGAAGCTGCCAAGGCTGGCGGCTGGATGGTTCCAAGCAACACACCTGGAGGCTGGATTGTTCCTGTAGCTTAACTTTATGGCAGACTATTCCGGATATACCCCCCAGCGGCAGCAGCAGCGCCAGGATCCCTGGGCCGACGCAGCCGTAGGTATCGCCAAGCTGTTCATGCCGGACCAGGAGACGCAGCTACGGATGGGGCAGCTGCGCAGCCAGAACGAGCTCAACGAGATTAGGCTCAAGAACGCCGACGCCGAAGCCAAGGCTGCCGATGCCCGCGCGATCTATGACGCTGATCGGATCTCTGAGGCTAACGTGCAGCGCGCGTTTAACACGGAGAGGGCTAAGATCATGGCAGAGGCTGCGGCCAATGGATCGCTTACCGCCGAACAGGCCAGGCGCCTGGCTGAGCTCAACGCGCGCACCGGTAACGCCGGCTCCATCGCAGACATTTACAAGCTCACCCCGGAAGGCAAGAAAGCTGCTGAGGCCCAGGCTGCAGCCAAGGCAGCTGCTGCAGCTGAAAAAGAGAGAAAGAAGCTGGAAGCTGAGGCCCTCAAGAAGAAGGCAGAAGATGAAGCTGCGGCCAAGGCCGCCAGGGAGAAGGCCGACAACGAATACTTTGCCGGCGAAGCAAAAAAAGTTAAGGAGTATCAACCTCCTAACGACGCAGATCTGCGCAACGCGGTTGTTGCACAAGTTTATGAGCTTACGGAGGGAAAGACGCTGTCTGAAAATGACTTAAACCTTATCATGAGGGCTGCAAGGCGAGCAAAGCTGCGCGGATCTGCCGAGGAGATTGCTCAAGCCGCCGTAACACAAGCTCTTGGCAACGACGCTGCAACCGCTGCAAGGAACACCGATGCCATGACTCCTGCTGAGGAGATCGAAAAATTGAGAGAAACTGATCCTGTAAAGGCCAGGGAAGCCGAGAGCGTTCGCAAGTTTAAGAAAGAAGCGTTTGATGCTATCAAGAATTTGAAAGCTGCTGGAGCTGAAGCCATCGTGGTCGAAGGAACGCCGGATGAGATCAGAGCCAAGGTCGCCGATAAACCTCCAGGAACGAGAGTTATCTGGCGAGACACGACGACCGGACGTTATGGCGGCGGCATGGTTCCTCCACCGACATGGTCACTTATGCCGATGCAAGGCCCTGCACAGATCAGCGAGCGACCGCTTGGATACTTTGCCCCTTGGAAGCGCTAAGCCATGGCCTCCGGCTTCATTGACGATAAGGGCAAGCTGAACCCCCTGCTTCAGCTTGGCGGCAAAAACTACCAAGCTTGGCCTGTGGCATCCGCTGATGAAGTAGGCCCTCCGGAGGTCATATGGGTAGAACCGGCCGAGATCGTTGAAGTGACAAACGAGCTCGCTAGGAATAACCTACCGATCAGCGCCGGCAACGTCCGGGCTGTTCTTGCGCGTAGGGGAACCCCATACCCGGCCGTCAAGGGGAAGGAACCACACGATGATGGGGCGTTCTTAAGAAATGGCCGGCTTGAGTTTGGGGCTGCAAAGCCGGAGCCACCCAAGGCTGGCGTTGGAGGTTGGGGGTGGCTTGGCTACGCCGATCCCGTCTTTGCCGGCGTCGGCAACGCCCTCATGCGCGGTTGGAATTCGGTAGCCGGAGCTACCGATGGCTGGAACATGCAGGACGCCTTGCGCAATAAGCTTGCCCTGGCCGCTGCGCTGCAAGGTAAGGCCGGGCAGCCCGAAGTTACCGACGCCGTTCATGAAGCAGCTAAGGGCGGCATGGCGCTACCGGCCGAAGATCCTGCTGCCGTCTTGTCAGAGCTCGTCGCCCAAGGCATGCGTTCAGATAGCATGCCTACGGGTATGGGTAGTAGCTTTGGGTTCTATAACCCAAAATATGCCAGCTACACCCAGAACACGCAGAACGCCAGGCACCACCCTCGCTATCTGGCTGCCGTCAAGGCAAAGGAGGAGGCAGACGCCATAATTGAAGGCAAGGCCAAGTTCCAAGGTGAGATCAACGACCAGGACGCTCGCAGAAAAAAAGGCGTTAGCCTGTTTAAGAACACGCCAAAGTCGTCTCAATGGATGCCGTCCGGAAGCAGCGCGACAGGCTACACGTTCCCGTCTGACAGCCGTGTCGCCGGTGATTACGGCATGTCTAAGATAGCGGAATATGTCCTTAGCTTAACGCCGGAACAAAGGGCTGCCATGACAGATCAGCAGATCCAGGCAAAGGTTGATGAGATCTTGTCTGAAGAAGCTGGTGGAAAATTTAAGTCCGCAGCCGCAGCGGTCGGTCAGCGCGACGTTAGCACACGCTATTGGTCGCCCACGTCGGACGCCATGAAGCTGTATAACAAGGATGGTAATGGATATGGTGATGTTTCAGATGAATACGGATGGACCGGATCGCTGAACGTGATGATGCAGCAGCTTGCGGAGTCTGCGCCTAACACCGGCGCAACCATGCTTGCCACGACCCTGGCCGGCCTGGCAAGCGGTCCTGCCGCGCCGGTCGTCGGCCCGGCTGCCATGGGCGCGTCCACGGCCGTGCTTAGCGCCGGGTCTGGCTTCAACCAGGCGTTCGGCAAGTGGCTTGCAGAACAAGGCATAGATCTTTCCAAACTTTCAGATCCAAATAGTCCAGAGTTTGCTGAAGCCCAGGCTAAGCTAGACGCAATAGCTCAACAAAACCCGGCCGGCTTCATGGGGCAGATCGACGCCATGATCAAGGAGAGCGCGGTGCGCGGCGGCGCGGAAGGACTTACGGCCGTCGTCCTAAACCAGGCCGGCGATAAGCTAACCTCCTGGGGCAAGTCTAAGCTACCTAAGTTCATGCAAGCGCCTGGAACATCCGGATCTCTGCTGCGCCCGGTGCCGGCCATGGTCATGAGGCCGGTTGAGACGTTCCGGGGAGGCATCTACAAAAAGATCCTGCTACCTAGGGTAATTCACGGATCTATTGATACCTGGTGGGAAGCCACCGAAGAAGGCCTTACCGACATCATCACCAACACGGTCATGGGCGACGACATTGACCTTAAGACGGCGCTGTCGTCGTTCATGGTTGGCGGCCTTATGGGCGCCGGTTCGGCGTTTGGCGCCGGGAAGTCCAACATCGATAACCCGCTTCAGATCATCCAGGAGAAGGCGGCCGAAGGTGAGTCCGGGCTAGACCAGGTTGCGGCCGAGATCGAAAAGAACACCGGCATGCCGGCAGCCAGGGCTAAGGCTGCCATTCAGAAGGCCGGCGAGATCCTGGAACAGTTTGAGACGTTCGCTAAACGATACCCTCCTAGCATGCGCGGCTACGCCTGGCGCTATTTCATCAAGGGCTATAAGGGCAACAAGGACGATATAATGTCCCATGAGCAGGACATTCGCCGGGCCAACATCAAGCAAAAGCAGAGCGCCCTGGCCGCGCTCCAGGAGGCGCTTGACCATGAAAGGCTCATGGCTGTCCGTCCGGGCAACGTCCCGGTCAGCCCGCTTATCCCGTCACTCCAGGGCGACATAGATCGTCTGCGCCAGGGCTTTGACTACACCAAGGGAGAAGGCCGTTACTACCATCCGTTGGACCGCAGCTACGGAGGAGACAAGTAACCCCCAAAAAGTAGACCTAAATCCGATTGCGAAGAACGGTCTTACACCAGATTTTTAAGACACCAACATGGCTCTAAACATCAATCGAGACACGAGCAAGGGATCAACCAACCAGCGCGCCCTTCCTCCTGTTCCTCCTGTAGCTCCGACGCCGGAGCTGTCTACTCCTGGAGGCAACGCGCCTGTCGCCGGTCAGATCGGAGCCCTTGCGCAGATCGTCGCTGCAGCGCAGCGCGGCACAGCAGCCTCTAATCAATTCGCGATCCCCACGTTTGGGTCGCCCGGCGTTTCTCAAGCTGCGCTGCCTAGCCCGATCGCGCCGCAGCAGCCTGGCATCCCTTCCGGTGTTCCTTCTTCTCTCGCCGGACTGTTCGGCGGCGCCGGCGCGCAAGCTGCGCAGCCCACCGGTGGTCTTGCTGATTACGGTCTTGAGCCGGCTCCGGAGCTCCAGGGCGCTATGGGGCCTGGAGCTGAAACCGGCGCCATGACCATGGAGCCCGAAGCTCCCATGTCCGGCATGCCCGTTCAGCCGGCCGGCCAGGGCGCTGCCCCCATCACCGGAGCTACCACTATTTCTGATCTCGTCGCCCGCGGCC